CGAGTATACCCGTCGATACTGCCGGGCGAGCCGATAGAGACGCATCGCGTTGACGGCGGAACGCTAGCCGATTGGCTCGCTGACAATGTGCCGGATTTTGACCTGAGTGCTGACAGCCATCCAATCGTGGTCAAGCAGGATGGGCGCACTGTGCCGCCTAGCGCGTGGTCTAATTTATCGCTAACAGGCGCGGACATTGATATTTACATCGCCCCCCAATCCGGTGCAGTCGATGCTATCGGGAGTGCCATTAGCAGCGTTGTCAGCGCGGTCGGCAGTGTCGTTAATGCAGCCGTTGGGCTAATTGGAGAGCTGTTTAGTTTTCTTATCCCAAGCGTTCCCGGCGTTAATCAAGCGCGCGGGCAGAATCAGGGCAGCTCAATTTATGATCCCAATGTCCAGGCCAACCGACCCAAGCTCGGTGGTGTGATTCCAGAGATTGCAGGTCAGCACAAGGTTTTTCCTGATTACCTGAACCAGCCGCGCCGCTACTTTATTGACCAGCGCAACCTTGCGGTAGACGTGTTTACCTGCATCGGCAAAGGCAGCTACCTTATTCCGCAATCTCAAATACGCATAGGCGCTACGCCATTAAGCGCGCTAGGGCAGCAGGTCAACTTGTCAATCTTCGATCCGGGCGATGACGTTACCAGCCACCCGGCGCATCGCTGCTGGTATAACGCCCCCGAGGTGGGCGCAAGCGTGGGTAGCGGGGCAGGCTTACGGCTCAAATCTCCTTCTGACGTGACTATCGTTTGGGACGTATCGAGCGTAGATGTGAACGGCGTCAACGTGACACGAGTTAGCGGCAATGCAGTACCGCCAGACTGGACGGTAGGGCTAGAGCTAAATGTCCGCATTCCTCGGCAGATTGTCGCTAATCCACCGCCAGATCCCATGACGGATGATCATGCCGTTTTCAGTGGCGCGTTTGGCGACCTGGGGCTATCCATCGGCGATGAGGTGATCATTTACGGCGGCGCGCTGGACGGTACGTACACCATCGCCAGCGTTAGCGCTACGGAGATCACGCTCGATTATCCGGACCTGACGCCCGTCACGTCGCCCACGAGCGGAACGTATATCAACACGATTGACCGCGTTGGATCGCGCTACCGGATTGATGCGTTTATTGATGACGGCGGAACGCCTGCGGTTAATATCGGCTTCACTGTCACCAAACTGCTGTCTAACGGGAGCGAGGATGCAGGATGGCTAGGATTCCCATCGCAGCGCAGTAACAGCCCATTTATCCGCGTATCAGACGAAGAGGTCAACGGCGAATGGGCAGGGCCGTTCTTGGGTTGCCCGTCAGGTGAGTCAGTATCGGGCGTGGAGTGGGACATATTCGCGCCGCAAGGGCTGGGCCGCGTAAAAGACGATGGCGCAATTGAGAATGTAAGCCGAGACGTGGAGCTACAGTGGCGGGCCGTAGGTGATGCCACCTGGAATACTGACAAGCGCAACATTCAAGGCAAGACCCGCGACCAATTAGGGTGGACGTTCTTCACCAACTTTGGAACGACGATCACGCCAGAGATTCGCTTACGCCGTACCAGTGTAGAGGGCACGAGCGTTCAAGACTTAGACCGCCTAGAGTGGTTCGGCCTAAAGTCGCAGCTATCGGCAAAATCAACTTATCCAGGCGTCACCACTATGGCTCTGACGGTGGAGGGCAGCGACACCATTGCGGGGCAGTCTGAAAACAAAGTCAGCGCCGTGGTCACGCGAATAATACCTACACTTGGCACCGAGACCGAAGAACCTAGTCGAAGCATTGCCGATTGGTTCCGCTACGTGGCGCGCAATATTGGCTACACCGATAACGATTTAGACCAAGGCGAGTTAGCGCGCTTGGCCGTAATATGGGATTCACGGGGCGATACGTTCGACTTTGTTCATGACGGCGATAGCACCGCATTTGCCGTTATGCAGCGCACACTCAGGGCGGGCGCTGCCGAGCTAACGATTAACCAGGGACTGCTAACGCCAGCCCGTGACGAGCCGCGCACCACGTTTGAACAAATGTACACCACGCAGAACATGCTAGATCCGTTGACGCGCAGCATTGAATCAATCCGGCCCGACGAAGTAGACGGCATCGACGTAGAGTTTTTTAGCGGCGAAACGTGGACAAACGAAACGGTTGAATGCCGATTGCCGGGCGATGCTGGCAACCGCCCCGAGAAAATACGCATTGAGGGTGTTACTAGCCGGACACGGGCATGGCGGCTCGGCATGCGTGAGCGGTTGCGGTTGCGCTATCGCCGCAAAACCTATTCATTCAGCACCGAGCTGGATGCACTGAACTCAAATTACTGGTCGTATTGCGCGCTAGCCGATGACGTGCCCGGTTACACGTCAAGCGGCCTAGTGATTCAGGCGTCTAGCATCGGCGGGCAAACAACCATCCGCACAAGCGAGCCGCTAGACTGGCAAGATGGCGAATCTCATCTTATCGCATGGCGAGACCCGCAAGGTTCGCTAAAAGGGCCGTATACAGCAACACGCGGCGCTGATGACTATACAGTGGTGTATACTGGCGATGCTCCTACGGTCGATTATTCCAAAGAGCTGCCCCATTATATGTTCGGCGTGTCGCAGACGTTTAGCTATCCGGTGTTGATTGCCAGCATTGAGCCACAAGGGTTTAGCGCTGTTAGCGTGCAGGCGGTCAATTATGATGAGCGCGTTTACGATTACGATAACTCGGAGCCACCTGTATGAATTATCCTAGCGAGTTACCAGCGGCGCTACAGCAGGGCCACAGCGTACAAACAGTATCGCCATTGCTGCGCAGTCAGCTAGCCAGCGGGCGCGCCAGGCAGCGGCGTCGGTTTACGTCAGTTCCGCAGACCGTGCAGCTAGAGTGGGTGATGACTAATTCGCAGGCGCAACTCTTTGAAGTGTGGTTTAGGTATGGCGTGATGGATGGTGCAGCGTGGCATGACATGCCCGTCAAGACAGCGCTAGGCTTCCAAACTGAGCGTGTGAGATTTACGGATATTTACTCCGGGCCAACGATGATTAGCCCCCAACTTTTGCAATATAGCGCAGAGGTGGAGATATTTGAGCGTCAGACGCTGCCGCCGGAGTGGCTGGATTTCCCGCAATTCGTGGCTGGCAGCAGCATCATCGATCTAGCCCTAAACCGCGAATGGCCAGCACCATAGGATAGCATAAAGCTATCAGTGTGCTAGAATGCTATTAACATTTTCTATGGTGATGATATGACGACCTATAATACTCAAAACCCCCTCGGCAGCGCTGACCCGCGTGATTTGTATGACAACGCAGAGAACGCAGACCGTCTGATTAACGGCTCTGAAAACAGCTATCCTGATCGGCTGGGCAATAATCGCCTGAGCTGGGCGGGAATGGAGTCGGAGTTTCAAGACGACCAGGCGCGCCGTGAAGGGGATTTTCAGGCGGCTCAATCCGACAAACAGGATCGATTCAACGATTTTATCGCCGCCAGCGGGTATCAGTTTGCAGGTGACTACGCCGCAGGCATTGAGATCACTGAATACAATCAGGTAGTGCGCGACGGCAGTGGCGAGTTTTGGCGGTTATCCGGAACCACTGATCTGCCATACACCACCACTGGCGCAGGATTGCCAGAGAGTGGCGCGTTTGTGACCGTAGGTGATGCTGCGTTGCGGCAGGAGTTGGCGGCTGGCGTGTCTACCGGCCAGGGCGGGCTGCTGGTGCGCGGGGCTGTCATCTACGTTGACACCATCGCTGATTTGCGGGCGCTGCCGAAAAGCGGACTGTCGAGCGGCCAATCTGCTAACGTTCGCGGCTCCTCGTTTACGTTTGACGGTGCCGACTGGCAGCCAAACGGCTATGTCACATTGATGGCGTTTGGTGCTGCTGGGGATGGCGTCACTGACGACACTGGCGCAATCTCAGCGGCGGAGGGTACTGATTGGGCTATTGATGGTAACGGACTTACATACCTTTGTGTTAGTATTCCTGATATTATTAGGTTTAAGAATGCTAACTTCTTAGTAGATTCTATTGAATACCCCACATCGGATTACCTAAATGGCGAAATTAGTAAGATAACATCGACACCTTTTTATACGACGTGGACGGAGAATAAGGCGTTTACGTTCCAAAATCGAATCTTTGTTCCTTTCCAAATGGCACATGGGCACACTTACGACACAACACGCATTGCGTGGGTAACGTCGTTTGATAACGGCAATACGTACAGCGCCCCTGAGATCATACTAGACCAGCATCCCAACCCATCGTTATACGGCTACAATGTATTTGCTGCGGGCGTGAAAGACTCTCGATTTGTAATGTGTGTTGAAGAGCGAAATGTTTCTGATAACTCGGTTAATGCACTGTACCTTTATGACCGAGTTTTGGACTGGTCGGCAAATAAGAGCGGAGGTATTGATTTAGTTAATGGGAGTTCTATTGCCACAATCCATCATCCTAAACATGGGCTGGTTTCAGGGGACACGGTAAGTTTTAGCGGGGTAAAAGGGGACGGTGTTAGTGGACTTTCGGGGGATTTAACTGTAGTTTCCGTTATTGATAATGATACTTTCACAGTCGATAAAGGGACGCCATCAGCAGTTACCGTTACCGATACGGGTAGCGAACTTTGGTTTTTAGCAACTAGCTGGTACTACAACAACTACCGCATTACAAACATGCCGCTGTTCCCTTCCGATGCCACTGGCTTGCCGCTTACGCACGTACATTCGTTTACTGACAATCCGGGAACTCAAGAACTGTTCTTCGGCTTTCACAACGGACAAGGCGGCCCGCGTGAAGTGGGGGTTATTCGCGTCAGTGATTTTTACGGCACTCCTACGTTTGAAAAACGTCGCATTCCTGCCGAGTTCGAGGCCAGTTCTGGGGAGCCGTCAGTCAAAATATATGGCAGCAAGATGTACCTGACTACTCGCAGTCAGAGTACAACAGTTAACGGTAGTGCTTTTCTGCACAGTGATGACTACGGACAGACGTGGACAGGGCACAGGTTCCCGGGGCAAATCCACTACGACCCCATCCCATTTGTTGTGCATGATGGTGAATTGTTCGCGTTCGGGACAGAAAGGCGGCCCGATGAATGGGATACACCAGCAATCAATCACTTCGTACAGGGACGCACGCGCTCATTTATGATGCGCGTCCCCGTTGCTAATGCAGAGGCAGGAGACTGGTCAAACTACACAGTAACCACCCTTGGATACGGTATTTATGCTGGCGAGCAGCCTAGCAGCGGGAGCGGTGTGGGAAGTGCGCTCCTTACCGATGATGCAGTTTATTATTTCTTTGGTAGCGAGGACTACCGAATACAGACTCGCTACTCGTTAAACACGTCGTCCGTTGATGACGAATTTATAGGGCATGGCTACCAGCCCGATATCTTTGCGTTCCGCTTTCCTCTTTCGAAAAGGGCAGGTAAGAATGACATTGTTCTACGCGGAGTTGATACACGAACGCTAGGCCAGTACCGGGAAGGAAACCTATCTAGGGTTCTGGCTCCTGTAAACTATGAGCGCACTCAGGTGATGCAGCGGTTGGCAGTGGGTGATACTTCCAGCGCTGTTGGTGATACCCGATCTTGGGTTGAAGCAAGAGCAGAAGGGGCGTCATATCATAGTTTGCTGTATGTTGAAAATTCGGTTCGCGCTGTCGGCAACTATGCGTCTTTACAGCCTACAACGTCGTCGGGCAGCGATGACAAGTTTGCATCGCTAACAGGGGGCGGCGCTGTTAGTAGCTCTCGTGGCTCAATGCTGCAAGTTTTCGGCGCTAATCATTCCCCTCACGGTAATCGCATTATTGCACTCGGCACAACTTTACGTCCCTCTGCAAACGACGCCATGGATAATGGGCAGCCAGAGGCGGCTTGGCAAGATGGATACTTTGTAAATAGCCCTGTTATTACATCCGACGAGAGACTCAAAACAGAAATCCAGGGATTTAGCGATGCTGAAAAAGCTGTCGCTAAAGACTTGGCAAAGCTGATCGTCAAATGGAAATGGAAGTCAGCGGTAGAGCGTGAAAAAGCAGGCGGTAACGAAGCGCGCTGGCATGTGGGTTGGATTGCGCAAGAGGTGGAGCGAGCGTTTACACGCCAGGGACTAAACGCTCACGAGTACAGCATGTTCTGCTATAACGAGTGGGGGGCACAGGATGCTGTAATTGACCCAGAGAGCGGCGAGGTAATAACACTGGCAGTTGAAGCGGGTGACAAATATCAGCTTAAGCAAGGAGAGGTAGAAGCGTTTGTAATGGCAGTTTTGGCCGACGCACTGCTATAACCACTACGGCGCAAGCCCGCGCCCCGCATTGTGCTAAACTGTCAATACCCTAACTGAGCGCCCTGCGCGGGCGCTCTAAAGGAACCCAAACAAATGAGCGAAAAACTCATGCAGACCAAAACGCTTTTTATCAGCGCGGGGCATAGCGACAGCGACCCCGGCGCGGTGGGTAAAGCGGGGTGTTTATGTGGCTAGATGAAGCAGAGATTTATCGGCATATCACACCTGAGCAATTAGCCAACTGCTTGCCGGATTGCCCTAACCCTACTCAGTGGGCGGTAGCATTCGATGACGCTATCGAGTTTTTCGACGTGCGCCGAGATGACCGGGCCATGTTGTTTGCGCAGGTAGGGCACGAAAGCCAAGACCTCAACACGCTGGAAGAAAACCTATCGTATAGCGCCCGACGATTGATGCAGGTATGGCCGTCACGGTTCCCCAATGATCGCATCGCGTCGCAATACGCGCACAATCCCGAGGCGCTCGCTAATAACGTGTACGGCGGGCGCATGGGTAACGATAAGGACGGCGATGGGTGGTTGTTCCGTGGACGCGGCCCTATTCAGTTAACAGGGCGCTACAATTACACCCGGTTTGCTGACGCGATCAACAGCAGAGAGCCAGTGCTGTATCCTGATTCGCTGTTAGAGCCGGGCATTGGAGCGCTTGCGGCATGCTGGTTTTACGTGACCAACGTTCCCGTTGGCGCTGACATTGTGACCGCTACGCGGCGCATTAACGGCGGCACGAATGGATTAGATGACAGACAGCGGCGCTATGAGCGCTGCATTGAGGTGCTTGGATGAACTGGAGAGATGTCGCAGAAACGGTGGCGAAAGCTGCGCCAGCTTTGGGCGGTGCTCTATACGGTGGCGCTGGTTACGCAGTTGGTAGCGGTATCGCTAAGCTGTTGGGCGTTGAGGACAGTCCGGAGGCAGTTCAAGCCGCGCTACAGCAAGACCCGCAAGCCGCGCTAAAACTGCGTGAGCTAGAAGCTGAAATTGAGCGCGCACGAATTAACGCAGACCTAGATAGGCAGCGCATGGTCAATGAGACGATGCGCGTTGAAGCGCAGCAAGATGGGTGGTTTAAATCCGGCTGGAGGCCGGCACTTGGATGGGTATTTACGCTATCACTCGGCACGCTGGCAGGTTCAATGGCTTTTACTATCGTGAAAGACCCTACTGTTGTAAGTGATGGCGAGTTTACAGGCATGCTGGTGTGGCTGTTCGTGACAATGGGCGCAGCGCTGGGGATTAACGTTAAGAAGCGTAGTGACGACAAGCAGGTAGGTGTGGCTCCAAGCTTTATTGACAGGGTGCTAAAACGATAGAATTATTTTCTATTTGCTGCTACAATATCCACCTAGGGATCTATAGGGGATTAAAATGTGTAAAATAGAAAATTGCTCAAATTCAGTTCATGTTAAAAAGCATAACCTTTGCCGCGCGCATTACCTCCGATGGAAAAAGTATGGCGATCCCCTGCATTTTCCTGAGCCCAGGAGAGGTAAGGATTCTTCAAGATATAAGCACGGAGCGTGGGGGGAAGAGCTTTTTAAAACATGGAGCCACATGATTGATAGGTGTCATAACCCAAAGTGCAAAGCATATAAACACTACGGAAAAAGAGGAATTCATGTTTGCGAATCTTGGCGAAATGACTTTTTTCAATTTAAGAAAGATATGGGCGAAAGGCCAGAAAACACTAGCATTGAAAGAATTGACAATAACAAGGGGTATAATCCACATAATTGCAAATGGGCAACCAGTGTGGAGCAAGGAAGAAATAGGCGATGCGTTAAGCTGACAAAAGAAAAAGCCGATGAAATGCGATCACTACCAAGAAGAGCAAAAAATGGCAGGGGGTCAGGTTACAGCCGTGAAGATATGGCTGAAAAATACGGCGTATCTGTAGCAACAGTAAAAAAAGTTCTTTCTGGTGCATATTGGAAGTAATAAAAAAAGCCCCGATTGGTGGTCGGGGCTGGCTTTGCGTCGGTTAGTAGCTGTGCTTTCAAGGAAGGTTTGACGACAAGTAAATTGTAGGCCACTAGCACTTGGTAAACAAGGGCATGTCGTGCTTAACGCGGTATCGATTCCACCGCATTATTCGTTCTGCTTCGGTCATTTCCTTCATTCTTCTTACCGCCTTAATCGCAGCCTTCTGACTAATGCCTGTCTGCTCCTCTACTTTCTTGTAAGACCTGCATGAAAGATATGAATACCAAATCGTTTCCCAGTCTACGTTAGGGCATTGGAACTTATCGGGTCGACTAAGCCCCATGCGGCGCGCGGCGCGCAATACTGTGCTGTCTGACTTATCGAGCTTTTCAGCTATCTGAATCAGTGTCCACGAGGGGTCTGGATACGTTTCACGTATAAACGCTAAGTCTGTTTCGTCTAGACTTCTCATATCACCACCCCTGCTTAAACGTGCCAACGGGGATCACGCACGCATCATGCAGCGACATATCTTTGTACCGCATGCGTTGTTCAGCAGTTTTAATAGACACGACGCGCCCGGGGTAGTCCTTGATTTGCCGCTTGATAGACCGCGAGCCTGCGGCTATACACTGCTGGCGTTGCTGTTCGAATATCTGTTGTTCGTATTTGCTCATTGCTAATAGCATGATCCGCTCCTTTTTTGAGTATAAAAAAGCCCCGTCTCGTGGGGCGTACGGCGATTGCCCGAAACTACCGCACGTGGCGGTTTGCCTGCGTCCCTGTCGCATAGGGATAGCGAGGCTAGGAGGCGTTTCGTCAATCGCTGCTGGCGTTATTGCTCCCCCACTAGGCCAGCTTTGGGTAAGCCCCGCTATTTACGCCACGGGGCAGGCGTGTTATCGGTGTTTGGCTAGGATGTACTGTTCCCAGCGGGCGCAATAGTCTTTCATTTTACGCACTTCTTTCAGCATGTCATCTTTTTTACCCATGCGTCGGTTATATTTACCGATGGTAAACCGCATAGCGCCATGAAACTCTTCAGCCGTGGCCGTTCGAGCAAACTCGTCTATCCAGTCGTCTCCTTTCGCATCCTGATATCGTGGCTTCTTCATATCCTGCATTAACTGCCAATCCAGCCGTCGCGCATCCTGAGCATGTGGAGCGTTGGGGCAGTCGGTGCAATAATCCTCCTGCCCGCATGGCTGGCCGTCGCTGCATGTTTTGAACTCCTCCGAAAATTCACGCGCCTGTGAGTTAGTCAAACTGCTAGCAGCTTGGTTTAGTTGGCGGTCAACGCGATGCTTTACGCCTGTTATGCCGTGCGGCTCATTCCGGCTCTTAACTGGCTCATTATTGCTCATATATTGATTCACTGGTTTTAGTGTTTTTCGCCAGTCGTGGCCTGCGGGGATTTTTCCATACGATGCAATCATTTGATTTTCATCGTTAGGGCAATACATGTCCCACGTATGCTCATCGCTGTGCGGCTGGGCTTCATGCCAGTACCATTCTCCATCCCCATCCTGCGCCTTCCACCGTGCCCACTCAGGCGCTTCCGCGTCATCTGGTTCGTTGATGAGTTCGGTGCGGCGTTGCTGGTAATCATCCCATTGGATTATCACGCCGCAAAAGGCTTTGATTTTATCGTAGCCCCAGAGCGCTGGCTCAACCTGCATGGCACACTTGGTCAGCGCCTGATCTTTATCATTCTGATTCATTTCAAATACCCCACCTTCTCAGCAATCCAAACACCCAGCGCGGCAATAAACAGCACCGCACCAATGCAAATTAACAGTCCTGCACCAATCGCCAGCCCTTGCCCGAAAATGGTATCGGGCACATGGGCCATGATGGCGTTGGTAATGCTCTGTAGCGGGTTAAAGCTGTTCATCCGATACGCTCCTCGATAACTCCATCCGCCAGTTCATGCAACCGCGCTGCCAGCTCATACCCGGCCGTGCGCAGGTCGTTGCCGAGGTGGTGATAGTCGCGCAGTAGGTTGAGCGCTTCAAGCGGATGCTCGGTTAGCCGCTCTAGCACCTCGCTGATGTCGCCGTCATCGCTCAGCATTTCATCCCATGCGGCTTGGCGCTTCGCTTCTAGCTCAAGGTCGCGGGCGTCGCGGGCGTCTGCGTCGATGTCGTCCAGCATGTAGTCGGGTACGGTTTTCACTTCACCACCTCCAATCCAGTCATCAAATTAGCCATCCGCCGCGCATACATGCGGGCTTGCGTCTTGTCGCGGACAATGCGACCGCCGGGGAGTGCCCAGCCTGATTCGGTGCCGACTACGGTGGCGTTGCCGATTACGATGTCGGGGTTTAACTTCACTGTGTTATTTTCCATTTAAAATACTCCTATCCAGATGCCAAAGCCGTGGATTATGGCGATGGGGAACATAAGCGCGCCAGCGATCAGGAAGCCCCAAGAGCCGTCTTGAAGGCATGTCACGATGTGCGTTAGCCAGGATGCAATGAACGTCATGGCGATGGTGAAAGATAGGATGGCTTGCATGGTTTTTCTCCTGTTGTTTAGCAGCCCCGCGCTGTGCGGGGCGTGTTGGTGTTAGTGTTATGCAACCTTCACTAGCTTGTCGCTCCAATTGATGTAATAAGTGCGGCGCGTCTCTAAAATATCATCTGCGCGATAACCAATGGCACGAACTTTTCCGTTGCCCGTGCATCCACCTATATCCGTATAAATAACCTTGCCACCGCGCTTTACGAACTTGCCGGAAACGTCGCCCTCTTCGTGCCAATCATCAACTCGTTTAGCGTTGTTCATTGCCTTTCTCCTTAATGCTTCGCTTTATGTATGAGATGATATTAGAGGTTTTTAGGCTGAATTTATAATTGTAATTCTCTATACGATTCGGTGATTCGTTAGGTTTTGGCTATCGACCAGAGCTACCGAATCCACCCGCGCCGCGCTCAGTGTCGTCTAGCTCATCGACCTCTACTGAGTCAGTCAGGCAATACGTCACCACAAGCTGCGCAATCCGGTCACCGGGACGGAACTCCACAACGTCTAGGCCGTGGTTAATCAGCGATACATGTAGCTCGCCCCGGTAGTCAGCGTCGATGAACCCTGCCAACCGATCAATGCCGCGATTGGCTGCTAGCCCGCTGCGGGGCCATACCATCGCGCAGGTGCCATGCGGTAACGCCATGGCAATGCCCGTTGGCAATAACATCCGCTGCCCTGGCGGTAGGTCGACGCGCTCAGTGCAGTACAGGTCGAATCCACCACTGCCGTCAGTGGCGCGCGTTGGGATGGTGGCGTTTTTGGTTAGTCGTTTAAACTGAATGGCGCTCATGGTTTTTCCTCAATGAACAGTATCGGTCTTTTCATCATCCTGCATCGGTACGGTATGGCCCAGCTCGTCAAGAAATGCAAGCACTTCTCCTGCATCGCCCTTTAGCTCGGTTGTGTCAGTAACCGCGCGGTCGTCAATGCGCTGCGTTTTTGTGATTTTTACGGTAATCATTTTCGCTTCCTCCGATTAACCCTATCAATCGTAGACTTGGCGGCCTCTTTTTGCCGAGCGCTGGCACCAGTAGGGAACCGTATATCCCACTTTCGGCACCAGTGGCCTAGCGTGTCCTTTTTGATACCCCATTCACGCGCTAAGTCAGCGCAGGTATAGCCCGTTTGTGGTGCTGCTTTGGCTGCCGCTGCCAGTATTTCGCGCAACGGCTGGCCTTCCTGTTCTTCAATTGCCCGCATCCAGCGCGGGCAGTGTTTGGGTAGCGTGTGCGCCTGTTCGTGGTCGTAGCCAGCGGCTAGGCGTTTGTAGTATGTGCTTTGGTGCATGTTAGCCACTCCGGTATGTGCATATCAACGCTGGGCAGGTAGTCGGTTTTTTCCGCCTTACTGCCGAACACTTCGGCCTGCATAAACGCTTTCATGTGCGTCATCATCGCCGAGCTTAGCTCTTCATGCTGTGCGTCTTTGCGTCGGATGTTTTCGACCACCAGGCCTTCAACGTCCGCGCTGACAATGTGGCACTGAACGGCGTGCTTTTGACCAAAGCGCCATTGGCGGCGAATCGCTTGATAGTACGATTCCCAGCTATCGGATAGTCCGACAAACACACAATTGTAAGTTGACTGCCAGTTCATGCCGAATCCTGCGATTTTTGGCTTACTGACCAGGCATTTAATCTTGCCATCCGCGAACGCTAACAGTGACTCGCTTTTGTGCTGGTCTTTATCGCTGCCCTTCACTTCAACCGCGCCATCAATTAGCTTTGTGAGCAATTCGGACTCAGCATTCAGGTTGCACCATACCACGCATGGCGCATCCATCCCATTGACAATATCGGCGGCGCGCTGGCAGCGCTGTTCGACCGTTTCGCGCCGTGCCGTGTTGCGCTCTTGCAATGACTGCGCAGGCTCTACAAACAGTCCGTCGGTCGCCTGCGTTTCAATCGTATGCTGATAATAGTCGACTGGCGGCAGGTCGTACCCATCAGCATCAAAACCCATATCGGCAGGGCTGCGCAGGAATACGCACCACGTCGATAGCCACTTCCAAAACTTCGCTTTGCCGTGATGCTTTAGCCGCCAATCGCCAGTTCCTCCACCCGTGTCGTGGATGAAAAACATGGCCAGCATTTCTGTCTGACTCATGATGCCCAGAAACTCAGACTGCGTACCCAGCTCCATAAAATCGTTAGGGCTTGGAGTCGCGGTGCATGAAAGACGATAAGGCGTTGCGCCAAATGCGTCGGTAATTTGCTGACGCACTTTGCCCATCATGCCCTTGAGAATACTGGATTCGTCTAGCACCACGCCCGCGAAAATTGACGTATCGAAATGATGCAGCTTTTCATAGTTCGTGATGTAGATTCCCGGATCGCCAATGGCGTCGCCATTTTCAACAAACATAGCGACCATGCCAAACTTCACGGCTTCGCGTTCAGTCTGTTTTGCAACGGCTAGCGGCGTCAGTATCAGCACGTAGCCATTGTCTTTGGCTTGCACCTGCTGCGCCCATGCTAGCTGCGTGATGGTCTTGCCTAGCCCGGTATCAAAGAACACGCCAGCACGTCCCTTACGACAAGCCCATGCCGCTACCGATTGCTGGTGATGGAACATATCAGCGGGCCATAGCGCATCGTTAGGCTCAAATCCAACAGGGATAGTTTTCAGTTCTTTTGACTCGATAAAATCCTGATAGCTGCTCATACCGCACCCCCGCCAAATAGGTCGTCTTGACCCTTGCCTGCTTGCTCAAGATTGCGCAGCGCTAGCTTGTAGTAGGACTCTTTCAGTTCGGCACCTATAAACTTGCGACCCATGCGGATGGATACATAGCCTTCGCTGCCAATACCCGCAAACGGACTCCATACGGTATCGCCGGGCATTGACCATAGTTGCAGGCAGCGCTCAATAACACCCAACTGCAACGGGCAAATGTGGCGTTCATCGTCGCTGGCGCGACCTTCGCGGAAATTGAGCGTATCG